GGAAAATTACACCAGTGCAGGTGTATGTTTACCCGACAAAAAAGGCCTCCACGTTTGGGGGCCTTTCTTGTGAAACCGAACTAAAACAAACTAAAAAAACACATTACAACGGAACAAAAATAGGTGTTTTGCTACTTATGATTAGAAAAAGTAAAACATAGATATGAACAAAGTAAGTGAAATCGTTTCCAAGTATGCAGATAGATTGAAAGCTTTTGGCATTCAGTTGTCCGCAGAAGGGGAAATCACAAAAGAAGCTCAGATGGCAATGGCCGTTTTAGCTGATGGCACGGAGGTATATTCTCCAGATGCTGAATTCAAAGTAGGTAGTGAACTTTTCATTATGGATGGTGACGGCAATCCCGTTCCTGCACCTGATGGAGAGCATACAACCGCCGAAGGTAAAATGATTGTAGTTGCAGGTGGTGTAATCACCGAGATCAAAGAACCAATGGAAGAAGAGCCAAAGGTTGAAATCGAAATCGAAGAGGAAAAGCAAGCTGCTTTTGAAGGTGTAAGCAAAGAAGAATTCGAGTCTACAATCAATTCATTGGTTGAGGCATTTGAAGCTAAAATTGCCGCATTGAATGCAGAGAAAGAAACTCTTTCATCTACTATCGAAAAGATGTCAAAGCAACCCGCAGTTGATAGCGTAAAGAAATCAACAACAGTTGCGAAAAGTGAGCCAATCAACTTGGCTAAAATGGATTCTAAAAACAGAATCTTCTCAATTATAAATAAGTATAAATAAAAATAAAAAAGAAAAACAATGGCTGATAGCTTAACCATTAACAGTTCAACCTACGCAGGTGAATTAGCGTTACCGTACATCAACGCTGCTATATTGTCTGGAGACACTTTAGCAAAAGGATACGTTACTCTTAAAGAGGGTGTAAAATACAAGGCTGTATTGAAGAAATTGTCCAACGCTGCATCTTTGGTACAAGCTGCATCTTGCGACTTTTCTCAAGCTGGTTCTTTGAATTTAGATGAGTCAGTTTTGACTGTATCTGATTTGAAAGTAAATCTTGAACTTTGCAAAGCTGAATTTGCACGTGATTGGGAAGCTGCTGCTACTGGTCGTGGATTCATCAATGATGTTGTTCCTGCAAACTTCTCTGATTTCTTGATTGGTTACGCCGCTGCTAAAGTTGCTGAAAACATCGAGTTTACTATTTGGCAAGGTAACACAACTGTTGGTTCTACTTATCCTGCTTTCAATGGTTTTGAAAAAACTGTGAATGTAGCTTCTGCTTGGTATCGTGCAGCATGGTCAGAAGGTACTGGAACAATGAGTGTTACAACTATCATTGCAAACTTAAACCAAGTGATTAACAACTTGCCAGTTGCTTTGATTGGTTCACCTGAAACAAAGTTGTATATGAATCGTCAATCAGCACAATTCTATCGTCAAGCGGTAGCTGCTGAAGGTTACTTGCAACAATTCCAAGCTTCATCTGATTTCAATTTGCAATTCAACGGATATGACATTTATGTTTGTCCTGGAATGAGCAACGGAACTGTAATCGCTGCACAACCTTCTAACTTGTTTGTTGGTGTAGATGCAAACTCTGATTTCGCTGAAGTGAGAGTTGTTGATATGTCTTTGACTGACGCATCTGACAACGTACGTATGGCAATGAGATTCCGTGTAGGAGTTCAAGTTGGTGTATTGGGTGACGTTGTTTATTGCTACAACGATTAATTTAACCACAAGTAAAGGGGAAGGTGGTTAGTTCTACCTTCCCTTTATTTTAACTAATAAAAAAAATATAATAATATGGCTTGTGAATTAACCGCAGGATTTCTATTAGATTGTAAAGATACAATCGGAGGAATAAAAGCAATATATGTTCAACAACACGCTGACTTTTTGAATGGTGTGAGTGTTGATCCAACCACTTTGGAAATTGATGGTTTATCAACTGCATCCGTTTACAAATATGTATTGCCAAAGCACACAGGTAGCTTTACCGAGGAGGTAGCTTCAAGCGTTGAGAATGGTACAATTTTCTATACTCAAACCGTTACCGCAACTTTCTTTAAATTGACTGCTGCACGCAGAAAGCAATTGGAGTTATTGGCTAAAAATCGTCTTGTTGTTTTTGTTCAAGACAACAATAATAATATTTGGATGATTGGCCGTATGGATGGTGCTGAAGTAACTGCTGCATCAACTGCTACTGGAGTTGCCAAAGGTGACTTGAATGGCTACACAATTACCTTTACTGCTGAAGAAAAGGATAAAGCTTATCGTTTGGAATCTTATAGCGATGATCCATTTGATAACTTCAATACTATCAACGTTGTAGCACCTACAATTTAATTATATTTGTAAGTAGATGAATTACTTACAGACAAATACTGCATCTCAAAACCTCCTTCTCTCTTTAGAGGAGGGGGCTTTGCTTTTACCAACGTTTGAGTATTATTTATTGATACTTCAAAACGAAATTACATTAGAAAAATTTGCGGTTATTCCAACGCTAATTAGTACAAATGAAAGAATCTCAATTTTGTCAATTAGTACAAATGCAGATGATGCCGTTAATGGCAGCATTCTCATTACTGAAGGAGGTCGTTATAACTACGTTATATACGGTCAAAATTCGGTTGGCAACCTTGACCCTACTTCTGCTGATGTGGTTGGAGAGATTAAGCGTGGCTATATTGAATTTAATACGCTAACCGCCTACTTTGACCAACCATCACTAACCATACCTAATGACATCGAATACAATGGATAATATCCTTTCAAATATAAAATCAAGAGTCGGCGATAAAGTCGAAATGGCTAAATACGTAAAGATTGCACCCATTGAAAAGGAAAATGTATCAAGGGGATGGGTAAATTTTGGTGAGGCTAATATGTATCCACAATATTTGATTGAGTTACAAAGTGAATCGCCAGTACACGGATCAATTGTGAACTCAATTAGCCAAATGATTGCAGGGAAGGGAGTGAGTGGTGGTAATGATACCGCTAATGCGTATTTGAGTGGGTTAAAAATTGATTCAATTATACCGCATATATCAAGAGACCTTAAATTATTTGGAGGTTATTATTTGGAGGTTATCTGGTCAATGGATAGAACAACCATTGCGCAGGTTAATCATTTGCCTTTTGAGAATTGTCGCCTTGCGTGTAGTGATGAAAATGATGATTTGATTGGTGTTTGGTATTCGAGAGATTGGAGCGATATGCGGAAAAAGAAAAACACACCGCATTTTATTCCAATGTTTGATGAAGAAAATAAAGAGACTTGCCCAAAACAAGTCCTTTTCATACATACGTTAAAAATGGGTAGTGAATACTATCCTAAACCTGATTACATTGGTAGTGTTAACTACATTGAACTTACAAGACAAATTGGAGAATACCACGTTAACAATATTCTCAACGGATTTTTTCCTTCATTGATTGCGTCTTTCAACAATGGCATTCCATCTTTGGAAGAGCAACATATGATTAAGAATCAGTTACAGATGTCCATTCAAGGTGCTGAAAATGCAGGAAAGGTATTGACATTTTTCAATGAGGAAAGAGATAGAGGTGTTGAATTCACAGCGTTTCCAATTAACGATGCAGATAAGCAATATCAGTTTTTGAGCGAAGAGTGTACAAAGCAAATTATGATTGCTCACAGAGTCACATCACCTTTGTTATTTGGTGTTAGAGATGGCGGTGGATTGGGTTCAAATACCGATGAAATGAGAACTGCTTTGTTCATCTTTCAGCGTCAAGTAATTGAGCCTTTCCAAAGACTAATTGAAGATGGAATATCCATCATTTGTGAGGCATCCAATGTGGTTGCAACTCCAAAAATTATTTCAAATGAAATTTTGGAAGTACAACCAGTTGAAGCGCAGCAATCAGCAGTAAAAAAAAAAGTTGAGTGCGAACACCAAAGCGTTTCTAAAATCTGTTGTTCAGCAGGAAATGATTTTACAGATGAGGAAGGTAGAATCTTCATTGATGAATTGAAAAGCAAAGCGGAATACATTGATGTTGAAGAATGGGAATTGATTAGTGAAGAGGATGTATTAGATCCTGAGAATGAATTAAACTACACCTCACAACTATTCAACAAGATGCCATCAATGTCAGATGCGAATGGTGGAGATAAGTCACAATGGGGTGATGCAGGACTTTACAAATTACGTTATGCATATTCACAAAATCTATCTGCTAACTCACGTGAATTTTGCGTTGAAATGGTAGGATTGTCAAAGGCAGGAGCGGTGTTTAGATACGAGGATATTGAAAATATGAGTGAGAAAGGAGTTAATGGAGATTTCGCACCAACTGGGGCATCAACTTATTCGATTTTCCGCTACCTCGGCGGTTCATTTTGCCATCATTTTTGGAAGCGTCAAATCTATATGAGAAAGAGAGATTCAAAAGGTAGAATTCTACCCAATGAAGGTCTTGAAAATGATAAAAGAGTAGCTAATAATCCGTTTGTTCCAAGAAAAGGAATTGAAGGAATTGCACCAATAAATAGACCAGGAAGAGGTTCACTTAAATACCAATAAAAAATGCCAATACCACAAGAAATATTACTCATCAATGAGGACTACATCAAGAAGTTCACACCGCTTACTGATGCAGTTGATCCCAATCTTATCAGACCTGCCATCTATCTTGCTCAAGATAAGTATTTGACCAACTTTTTGGGGACAAATTTGACGGTTAAATTGAAAGCTGATGTTGCTGCGGGTGAAATTACAGGCGACTATGAGATATTGCTCAATGAGTACGTGTTAAAGGTTGTGTTGTGGTGGACTATGGTTGAGATATATCCATCTCTTTTGTATAAGCACGACAACGGTAACTTGGTGAGTAGACAAAGCGAAGATACAACTCCAGTAACTAAATTTGAAATGGAGTCACTCAAAGAGGCTGCACGGCAAAATGCACGTTGGTACACCAAAAGAATGGTAGATTATTTGTGCTACAATAGCGAACTATTCCCCGAGTACACTAACAATACAGATAACAATATCTTTCCAGATAGAAACCCATACGGAAAGAGTAACTTTCTTATATCAAATTCATACAAAGAATGGAGAAACAAGTGGTCAATCAAAGACTTTCTACCCCCATCGTATTAAAGCGTAAGGAGTACGAAAAGTTATTGAAGCAGTATCTTAAAAAACAAGAAAAGAGATGAAAGTAAAGTTGTGGTTGTTAGGTATTGCAACGGTCTTTATGCCAATCAAAGAACTGATGATTACCATTGGTTTTTTGGTCGCAATGGATATGGTGGTGGGCATTTGGAAAGCTTTAAAATTAGGCCAAAAAATTAGATCAAGAAGGATGAGTGATACCATCACAAAAATGCTATTGTATCAAGTTGCTATTGTGAGTGGATTTCTAATTGAAACCTACATAATTGAGCAACTTATCCCCATCACAAAGTTGATAGCAACCGTTGTAGCCATCATCGAATTCAAATCAATTATTGAAAGTATTGAGTCTGTAACTGGTAAGGATTTGTGGAGCAAGATTAAGACAATCATTGGAAGGAAATCAGAGGACATAACCGATGCAATGACTGATGGACAAGGTAAGTAAGTACGTATCATACAAAGAGGTAACGCATAGCAATCAAGCTACTGCATTGAAGATTGGAAACACTCCAAACGCTGAACAATTGCATAACTTAAAGCTTGTATGTACCAACATTTTTGATAAAGTCCGTGAGCATTTCGGTAAACCAATCGGTATCTCATCAGGCTTCCGCAGCCACGAATTAAATACACGCATCGGTGGGAGTAAGTCCAGTTTACATATGGAAGGAAAAGCGATTGATGTGGATGGAGATATTCACGGAGGAGTGAGCAATAAAGAGATATTTGATTATATCAAAAATAATTGTACATTTGACCAACTGATATGGGAGTTTGGAAATGATAGCGCACCATCTTGGGTACACGTATCTTACAACAAGGAAGGAAATAGAGGTCAGATATTACGTGCGGTCAAGAGTGGTGGTAGAACAGTATACCAACCATTCTAAAATATATGGCAGCAGAAAGTCAAAAGACAAAAATCGCACGTGAACTGCGTGAGCGTTTTCCTGATACACCAACTTTAACGTTGGCGAAGAAGTTAAGCAAAGAACATTTTGAAACATTTTTAGGAGTTGAAGATGCACGTGGTGTATTGCGTAGAATTGAAGGTAAGAATGGTGCAAGGAATAGAAAACAAACAACTGATAAGTCATTGTACACATCAGAGGAAAGACCACGTAACCCATTCAAGTTACCGAAGTCATATGCAAAAGGTCGCAAGCATATTGATATCAAAGGCAAAAAGATTTTAATCTTATCCGATATTCATATCCCATATCACGATATTGATGCAATTTCAGTAGCCATTCAAACTGGATTAGATGAAGGAGTTGATACAGTTGTGCTGAATGGTGACGCACTTGATTGTCATATGATAAGTGACTTTGTTAAAGATCCAAAGAAAAGAAAATTCAAAGACGAATTGTATGCGATGCGTACTTTCATTTCTGAATTAAGGCAAACATTCCCAAAAGCGGAAATCATTTATAAAGAAGGTAATCACGAGGAAAGATACTGGAGGTATATGCGTGTGAAAGCACCTGAGTTATTTGATATAGATGCCTTTGATTTCGCTTCACTTTGCCATCTTGATAAGAATAATGTCCAATGGATTGAAGGTAAAAACAAATTAAACGTAGGCGGTCTATCCATCTTTCACGGCCACGAATTCGGAAAGCAATTTATACCATCAGTTAACGTTGCAAGGGGATTGTTTTTAAAGACAAAAGCAAACGCAATGTGTGGACACCACCACCAAACTGCTGAGCATACTGAAAGAGATGTTAATGGAAAGGTGATAACGTGTTGGGGTGTTGGGTGTCTATCTGAATTGTCACCTGATTACAATCCATATAGTAAATACAATCACGGATTTGCAATAATCACAAGAGGCAATGGAAAAGAATTTCACGTTAAAAACTATCGCATTAATCAAGGCAATATCTATTAGCATTGGCATTGCCATTGGTGTATTGATTTGCAGACCTGATTCAAGTAGGGTACAAATTGTACCCAACTCAGATACAATCACCGCATATTTGCGGACAATAGACACGCTAACCATTGAACGCACCAAATTAAAGACAATTTATGAAAAGGATATTGATACTATTTACCTTCTTGATAGCACTGCCATCGATAGCGCATACTCAGAGGCAATACAAAGACTCATTGAACTCGAAGGGGCTGGATTTTTTAACCGTTGAACGCAGGTTAGTTGTACTTGGTGTGAGGTCATTGGATTACTATATTGAACTCGATAAGAATAATCGTAGCATAATTCATACATATGCCCAACTGAATGCGTTTAATGTCCGATATATTGATCAATTAGAGGAATTAAATGCGGGATTAAGTGAGGAATTAAATGAGGGATTAAGGTCAAAAAAAAAGTGGCGCAATGCCACTCTTTTGATTGGTAGTATTTATGTATTTACTGCTGCTATTATTTATCTTCAATAGTTAAATAACCAACTACAATTCCAACTCCCGTAATTGCAGAAATAGTGTAAACGCATTCAGCTTTGCCTATTGGTTCCCAATTGCATTGGATAGCTTTGTAAATACATTTTACTTCACCTATCAACCCTGCAATGGCTAATCCTATCCAAAGGATAAATGCAAATAATCTCATGTTGTCTTTCATTTTATTTATTTTTTTGATGGATATAATTCGTTTACTTTATTTAATCTTTCGATTGACAAAATCATACTTTTCATATCAGCTGCCCATTGAGGATTAATTAAACATTTTGCTTCATTAATTAATCGCCATTTAGCTGCGCTAATATGTTTCTTTCCTTTTTTTGTTAAATTAATAGATGGCCCTGCTATGTATTCGCAACGTATCGCCATCAATAATAATTCACTTCTTCTGTCCATAGTTTATTTTTTATTGTTCATCATTCTTTTTAGATAGATAGCGAAATCTAAAGCTTCTTCGTAAGCGTGCTGCATCCATTCACGCTCTGATAAATTCGCATTATCTACTGTCGTGCCATACTTCATTCGTCCCATCTTTTCACGTGAGATAAGGTCAGTTATGACTTCTTTGTAGACATCGCTTTGGCAGTTGTCAAAATCGTGTGTTATATTCATTTTCTTACTAATTCGTCTTGCATTTTACCCCATTCATAATTGTGCATTTCTGCCCATATATCATGAATAGTATCCTCATCCAAACCTGCATCCCAATTATCTTCAATAGGCCACAATGAAAAATTCAAATTCATACATTCACCCTTTTCTTCCCAGTAATAATCATCAATACCATAGTTTTTAATTTCGCAAAGAATAACCTTTGTTTCATCATCATTAATTTCGTAATGCATTTCAACATTAAAATTCTTAATCAATTCTTCAATTTTCATAACTTTATTTTTTATTGGTTTATTATTTTTTTCAAGTTAGGTGTAAAATAGTTTTCTCCTTTTAGAACCTTTCCATCCTCTCGGTAAATGGGTTGACCGTTGCTATCCAGTTTGCTCATATTACTTGCGTGAACCTCATCGAACATTGCTTCAAGTTTGTCATCAATTCCCAAGTCAATTGCATACCCAAAAAGTAAATACATTTGATCAATGATTGCATCAGAAATCTCAAAAATATCTAATGCATTTTTCATTTCATCAAGTTCCTCTTGAATAAGTCGCTCATGCAATGCGCAGTCTTGAATATTTTTACAACCTGCAATGGGAAGGTTGTATGTCTTGCGAAATTCTCGCACCTGGTCAATTTGTTTCTTCATTGTAATACTCTTTTTAATACGCTAAATTTTGAATTAAATATTTCTTTTGTGAATTTACCTATTGAATAATCAAAGAACCAACCTTCCCCATCTTTTGACCATTTGAAGTAGTTGCAAATTCTGCAACATTTGACACGTTTATGGTCACTTGGCCTTTGATATTTCATCTTGTCCTTTGAGAAAAAGAACAATGGGAATTTACGATTACAACTAAAGCACTTTTTCATCTTCAAATATTTCTTTGTAGTAAATTTCTGGGCGAAAACCATTTTTTACATCAATTTGATACGCTGCGCCATATACATAAGCATTAAGTATCTCCTCCTTGTGCATTGCTTTGATAACATCATAATTATTTAGCATCCACGATTTGAAATCTGAATCTGATAATAGATTAAAAGCATTTAATATGAAATCAACGCTACTTTGCTTACTCATTTACCACCTCCACTTTTTCAGATTCTTCTTTTGCGTTCTGAATTAATTTAGTCAATTCGGGTAGCATCCAGTATCCGTACGTTGCCATTTCATAAGTAAAGTCATCCAACTGCCGAGTAATATCAGGTAGTATAGCTCCATCCACATTCCAAAGTTCCGTTATTGTCTTGCCGTGCTCACGTTGAATGGACTCATTGAGTCGCTTCATCAGCATCTTTGTTTGGTGATTGTAAAACCATTTGACGGTCTCGCACTCATCAGCTGCATACAATGAAGCTTGTAACCACATCAATAGGTTAAGCACCTTCAATTTTTCGTGGTCTTCAATTGTAATTTTGTTTTTCATAATTCATCATTGATTTGTTTAGAGATTAGTTGTAGTGCATACTTTGCACCTTCCATAAATGCGAAATAAGCAGAGCCGCTCATATCGTCTTCGTTTCCAAATGATGCGTAGCTTTCCGCTTGCATCTTGATTAATTTGTTTAGTTCCATATGTGTTTTTTTAGTTGGTTACAAATATAAATAAATTTCTACGCAAACGCATACTTTCCGAAATTCTTTTTTAATTCATAGAATGCCCTCATCATAATTGCGTCTGCAAAGTCAGGAGATATTCCGTGACGTTTTTTTAAGTCCTCTTTGTTAGTCACTCTTAACTTTCCATCACTATCTAACTTCTCCCTACGAATCATCTCCAGTTCTTTAACGATGGTGTCCTTGTGAGTTGATTCAAAAGTTATGAGGTTGTTGGTAATGAGTTCTCCAAGCTTGAAATAGCAATCAGATTTAAGATTCATATAATTATCTCGCACTGCTTTTGATCCGTTCAAAAATCCTTTGCATTTAAGGTAGTCAACTGCACCACCACCAATGCCGTCTTCATCACATAGCACATTGGATAGCTTCACACCGTGCGATTTTACAAGTTGATTGATGGTGTCCACAACTTCGTTAATTGGTTTGTGTTTTAGCACCACGAACTTTTCAGCGTGTAAGTTATTCCACACAACAATCACTGTTCTATCGTCACCCATTCGTGCGATGTCCGCAGTGATAAATTTGTCTCCCAATGTAGTTGAAGGTCGAAAGCATCTTAACAAATCATCATATTCATAAAGTCTATCTTTCGTTTCATCATAGTCCCAATCGCCTTCTAACAACCTTTTCCGGTCAATGTCGGGAAGCATTTGGAGTGATTCGATGTACACTGGCGATATGTGTGGGTTATCCGTTGGTAGAGCCTGAATAAAGCGTCTATCTTTCCTTATTGAGTTATTGCGTTGTGCATCAAAGAACTCTCTGTATAGCCATCCTTTGTGGGGGTTGCAGGTAAGTAGTCCTTTTGGATTATCATTGATTAGCTTGTAACGAACACGGCTATTCAAGATATTGATACACTTTTCGCTGACCTCACTTGCCTCATCTACAAAGTAGTCTGTGATTTCAAGTGATCCAAATCTTGAAAAATCTGCATCCGATGGCATATCAGCCAAGTCCATCAAGATAATCTGTGAGCCATTGAACCAATTGATAACGTGGTCTTGACCATTGTACGTGAAATGCTTTCCTGCGATGAGATTATATTTGGTACACAATTCAAAGAACGTGGCAAGAGTGGATAGTCGCAACTTTTTTAATTCAGCACGGCCAATGAGTCCTCGGGTACCTGGGTACTTTAACCGCCTTTTTATTTGCCAGTCACAACCAAGAAATGACTTTCCAGAACCTGCACTTCCGCCATATAGTAATTGCCTACATTCGTTATCTATTGCAAGATAGGAGAGTGCCTCTTTTTGCTTATCGTGGAATTGTATCATAGTGCATTAGGTTAATTACTTTGAAAATTTCATAAGCTACCTGAGGAACTATTGCATTTCCATATCCTTTGATGGATTCTTGCCTCCATTTAGAAAAGGTAATTCCGTCCAATTGGGTGGGAAGCCCATCATTTCCGCCACAAATCGGGGATTCAGTTGGGAAGTTTTTGAATCGTATTGATGGTTCAAATGTATGTATATATTGTTCAATCTTTCTTTCCTGTCCATTCCGTTTGAAGCCATCATACTTTCTGGACGATAAGCCCCTTTGTAATCGTTTGCACAAGGTGTCGGTAAAATTCTCTTTTCCAACATTCTCGTCAAAGTCATTGAGTGCATACTCCCTTCCTTCACTTGTGTTGACTTCATTGTCGCACTTGCATTCGTGCTGTCGAAGCTTGTTGGTGTTGGTAGCAACAAACCAAACTCTATCTCTGCGGTGTGGCGCACCGACGGCACAAGCTGGCAATAGTATCGGTTGTACTTCGTACCCACAATCTTCCAATTGAGCGCACACTTCCTCGAAGACCACTCCCCCATTCCAATTAGTAAGCCCACGAACGTTTTCCCCCACAACGTAGGTTGGTTTAATCTCTTGAATTGCTCGGAGCATATGCGGCCAGAGGTGTCGCTCGTCATCTTTCCCAAGTCGCTTTCCTGCAATTGAATATGGTTGGCAGGGAAATCCTCCAGTAAGGATATCAATTGATCCTCTGTGAATAGTAAAGTCTGTTTTTGTGATGTCTTCATAACTAATTGAATTTGGAAAATGATACTTTAATACTTGTCGTGGAAATGGCATCCATTCGCAATGAAAGACGTTCTCCCATCCCATCCATTCAGCAGCTAAATCAAAGCCACCGATTCCGCTAAACAAACTACCGTGCCTCATAACTTGTCCTTTGCCTTTTGTTGTAATATATGACTATCCATTATATCAGCGTAAACGAGCCTCGAAAGTTCCGCCTGATAATCTTCTTTTATTCTATCCTTTGCCATCTTATCAAGTCGCTTGAATTTGTAATCACTCATTTGATTTGCGTCTAATGTCTTTTTGTATGCCATAAATTGCCATCTTTTCCACTCGTCATCACTCCAAGTGGCATCCGTGTAAGCGCCCAACTCATATAACTTGCGAAGCTTCATTGGTGCCAGCATCAGAACGTAATCCCGTTTGTTTTCTTTCCACAATTGAATGTCATCAGTGAACATTTGTAGCCAATCAACTGGAGTGGATTCATCAATAGATGGAGCAGGGATGGATAGCTTTTGTTTCTTTTTATCAATAGCTAAATTCATCTTCATTTTATATTCAGAGTATTGCTTTAATACATCAGATAAAAAGCCAACCGACATAAGTCCAAAGCATTCCACACGTGGCCAATCCTGCCCAACTGCATTCAGTTGGAAGGCAAGTGCCAACTCACCTATTGTAACGTATCTATAATGGCCTTGAATTACACCATAAAGAAGATTTGTTTCCTCATCAGAAGGTAAAGTCTTGATGCCATATAGCACGATGCCATAACTTAATGTCTGCTTAAAAATCGAGAGTGTGCAGTCCCCAAGATTGATTTGTTCTTGCGCCTGCAAATAAGCTTTCTCGTTAGGAGTCAAGCCATTGCTGAAGGCTTGTCCGTTGAATTCTACCAATTGTGTCATTGTGATTATTTTTAGTTACAAATTTAGTTAGATCCCAAGCTGACCTCATCGCAGCTTTCCAATCTTTCATCTTATTCTTGCCGTACTTCCAACCAGTATTGGTGTAGTGACTGATAAAAACATCAGCGAAATTCAGTGCATCCTCTGATGTGGCATTTGGCATCTTTTCAAGGAAGTGGTCTGCGACTTCCTCAAGAGATGGCACAATGAAATGAGACCCTGCTAATTTTTTCGGGAGTAGTTCCTCCAATCTTTTTATCCTCTCTTCCAAGGATGCTACCTTTGAGAGTAAAGTAAGGTTGTCCATATTCTAATAGCTTTTTAGTTTGTTTGCAATTATACCCATATTTTTCCAATGTCTCAAAAAATTGATTGGCATTGAATTGATATTCCCCATCCGTTCCATACAACTCACAAAATTTACGAGTGCAATGAATAGCGGTTGCGTGGTCTTGATCAAATTGTTGTGCGATTCTTTGCCACGTTAGATTCCCATCTGCTAAAAAAAGGAAGGTGATAAACATACCACGTGCATCAACTATGTTTCTTTTGCGAGATTTTTCGTGGATGTCTTCAGGACTTATGCCATACACCTCTTCGCAACATTGGTAAAGGATGTCGTTAAGCGTTTTTTGGCTATCAAATTTCTCAACCAACTCATCTAAATTTTCGATAAGTTCGGGGATTAGTTCGGAGTTTAACAATTCACGCAAGTTTCTGAATTGACTTTTGCTTTGAACTCGCATATTGTCAATTACCTTTAGTAATAAATCATTCATTGCAGTAAATTGATGGTTCGTGTGCGTTTTCATTTTCAGCTACTGCAAGTTCGATGAGTTCGCATTTGTCAACGTTAATAAGCTTGGATAGCTTTTCGATATGGTGTATTGACATCGTTAACGGATAGCTTTCGTACTTGCG